TCGTTGAGGGTGAGAAGTGCTGCGATGCGATGATTGAACGCACTGGCCTTACGGTTGTGTCGTGGGTCGGCGGAACGCAGGGCGTAAAGCACACGAACTGGAAGCCGCTGGCCGGAAAGAATGTCGTCATGTGGCCGGATCACGATCCGCCTGGGCTGGAAACCGCAAATGAAATCGGGGCTATCTTGAAAGATTTGAACTGCACCTTTCGCGTGCTGAGGGTGCAGGGCATAGGATAATGGCATACACGCTTCAAGATTGGCAATCAGGAATAAAACCGCCTAAAGGTTGGGACGTAGCAGACGCTTGCAAAGATGGATGGACGAAAGACGACATCATGTCTTTCATGCGTGCCGCTGTCGCGCCATGGGAACCGCCATCGGATCGCGTTCCTGCGCCTGTGCCCGCGCCTGTTGTTCCACAAAAGACCGTCACGCAAGCAAAGACGATGGTGCAAGCCGATCCTGCGCCTGCGACCGTCACGCATATTCATACGCGCAAGACGGTCAAGGCTGATGATAGCTGGCAAATCAATCTGGTTTTCAATGAGGAAGGAAAAACAAAGCCAGGCGTCACAAAAAATTGGGCGCTGTATTTGGAAAATCATCCTGACATGGTGGACGTTTTTGCATGGGACGCATTTAAAATGCGCGTCATGCTCATGCGCTGCCCGCCTTGGGAAAGTGAAGGAGAATTTAAGCCACGCGTGCTTCAGGATCGGGATTATAGCGAAGCCGTCATGTGGCTCGAAACCCATCACATGACACCAAAAGCATCGAATATCGCGGCGGTTATTCAGACAGTGGCGGAACGTTCGTCGTTCGATAATCTGAGAGATTATCTTGAAGGGCTTGCGTGGGATGGTGTGCCGCGCGTCAGCCAGTTTGCAGCTAAATATCTGGGATGCCGTGGAGACAATTACTCGCCCATCGTCAGTGAACGGTGGCTTGTGTCCAGTGTCGCGCGCGGGCTTGAGCCTGGTTGCAAGGTGGACACAATGCCGATCCTTGAAGGGCCGCAAGGGTTGAACAAGTCCACGGCTCTGAGCGCCTTGTATGGCGCTGAATTTTTTACCGATGAATTGTCAGACCTTGGTTCCAAGGATGCCAGCATGGAATTGCAAGGTGTTTGGTGCATCGAGATTGCAGAAATGCACCGCTTCTCTGCGTCGGAAACAAATCAAGTGAAGAAATTTCTTTCTCGGCAAGTTGACAGGTTCCGGCCTCCTTATGGCCGATCTGTGATTGATGCGCCGCGCCGCGCAATTATGGCTGGAACGATCAATCCTGAAGGAAACGCCTATCTGCGCGATCCAACGGGCGCGCGTCGTTTCTGGCCTCTGACGTGCGGGAAGATCGACATCGCAGCGATCAAACGCGACCGAGATCAACTCTGGGCTGAAGCTGTTCATATGTACAAATCAGGCGTTAAATGGTGGGTGCAGCAAGATGAAACTCAAATCGTTGAAGCCGAACAAGAAAAACGCACGGATGTCGATGTCTGGATGGATGAGATTGCGACATTTGTTCGCCTGCTCACCACGATCTCTCAAAGCGAAATCTTTGAGAAACTTAACATCCCAAAGAAAGACTTAGACTATCGCCACTCGCAACGCATTGGCCGCATTATGAAGCGTCTCGGCTGGTCATCGAGACGGGATCGGAGGGGCGGGCAGGATCGCGTGATTTTCGATGCGCCTGAAAAGCCAGCGCCTGAGAACAAAGATCGGATGGAATGGTGATTTTGCGCGCGCATAGCGATGTGAAAACAACTGTTTGCGCGCATAATGATGTGATAAACACATTCGTATGGAGAATGTCGCAATGGCAAAAGGTAACTTCAGCGCTGTGCTCGGCGTGACGCTCCCGCATGAAGGCGGGTGGGCGGATCATCCAAGCGATCCAGGCGGCGCGACCATGAAGGGCATCACCCTTGCGACATTCCGCAAATACTTTCCCAACGCCACGAAAACCGATCTGCGCGCGATCTCTAACGAAGACGTGCAGCAGATTTATCGTGATGGCTATTGGCTTCCGATAAAGGGCGATGCTCTGCCCGCTGGCCTTGATCTGAGTGTGTTCGACTATGGCGTGAACTCTGGCCCGTCTCGATCCGTGAAAGATTTGCAGCGGGTTCTTGGGATCGGTGCCGATGGCGCTGTAGGGCCGCAAACGCTGGCAATGTCCAGCTCGTCCGATGTGAAGAAGACAATTCAGGCGCACTGCGCGCGGCGTCTCTCGTTCGTGCGCGGCCTCGGCACGTTCTCTGTGTTTGGCAAGGGCTGGTCAAAGCGGATCGCGGACGTGGAAGCAAAAGCCGTCGCGATGTGGCTGAAGGCTGCGGGCGCGACGGGTCATGCGCAGACGGGGACGCTGGCCAAAGAAAGCAAAACGGCGTGTGAAAAATCAGTAAAGCAGCGCGGCGCGGCAACCGGAACGGCAACGGGCGGTGCTGGCTATGCGGGCGGCGATGTCGCCTTAACAGGCGATCCGAACCTGACGATTATCTTTATCGTTCTCGCCATCGCGGGCATCGCCGCGCTCGGTTTTTATCTCAAGTCGCGCCAAAACAAAGACAGGGCGGACGCTTATATGCAGGTGGCCCGCGATGTCTGAACGTCTCCTGAAGCTGTCTGAGGTCAGTAAGATGATCGGCTGCGGCCATACGTTCATCTATGAGCGCGTGGGACTTGGCGAATTTCCGGCACCGCTGCGCTTGTCGTCTCGCTGTGTACGATGGCGCGAAAGCGATGTGATCGCGTGGATGGATGCACTATCTAGCGGCAAGGAAGAGACAGAAGATCAATCGGATCGTTGAGGCCATCCGAAATCAGGTCGGCCCATATCTGGCTTAACTCCGTTCTGCGAGCGATATGTTGCGCTCGATTATATGCGCCTTCCACGGCGTTTGTGGGTGTGTGCGCAAGCATCAGGTCAATCACATGCCTATCGGACGGGTAGCGCTCGTTCATAATCGTAGAGAAAGTTGATCGCCAGCCGTGCGGGACGTGCCTGTGGTGGTATCCGGCGCGGTTGAGCATGTAACCCATCGCGTTCTCGCTCATGGGCTTGTGGACGTGCCTCGTGTTCGGAAACGCCATCGGGCCGCGTCCGGTGATCGTGCGCAGGGCTTCAATGGTCTGGATCGCTTGGCGTGACAGCGGCACAAGGTGGTCACGCTGCGCGTCTGATTTCTTATCGAGCGTCATTTTCATGCGGGAGGCGGGGATTGTCCATACGGTCGCGCCTGCTGGTAATTCATGCCATGGAGTGAGCGTAATCACTCCAGGTCTTACGGCGGTCAGTGCCAGCAAGCGGATTGCCAATTTCGTCACGGCATAGCCAGGCGAAGCGTCCACGTCCCTGATGATCTTCCGCGCCTCGTCCAGATCGGTAATCGCGCGTTGCCTGCCTTTCTTCTTGGGGGCAAGAGCGCCTTTGATGATCGCTGCCGGATCACTCTCGCCGCGTCCGGTGGCGATGGCATATACAAAGACCGCGCTCATGCGTTGCCTGATCCTGCCTGCCGTTTCTGCTGCGCCTCTGGCCTCGATCATGCGGGTGACGGCAAGCGCCTCTGGCGGGGTAATGTCCCTGATAGGAATAAACCCGATGGCGGGGAAAACATCGCGCTCCAAGGACGTGAGAACGTCGCTGGCGTGGATCGGTGTCCAGCGGGCGCGGGTTATGTCGAACCATTCGCGGGCGATGGCCTCGAACGTGTCGGCGGTCTTTGCGCGAAACGAAAGCCGTTCGGTCTTTTTCACCTGCGACGGGTCGCGGCCTTCTTTGAGAATGCGCTTGGCCTGATCCCGCGCCGAACGGGCATCGGCAAGGGGTATTTCGGGGTAGGGGCCGATGGAAAGCGTCTTCTCGCGACCGTCAAACAGGTAGCGGTAGCGCCACAATTTACCGCCTGAAGGGCTGATAAACAGGTGAAGTCCGCCGCCGTCCGTGAGTTTATATGCCCGCTCGGACGGCTTGGCTTTCCTGACGGCCGTGTCTGTCAGCATGAAATACCCGTTCGGCTCTTGCGATACCCGCTTTTATGCCCACCCTTGTCGCGGCTTCATGGGTATCTTAGCGGAATGTGGCGGAAAAACAAAACACCGGAAACGCTGATTTAACAGGGCTTTCCGGTGCTTGGCGTAGGTCTGCGGGGAGTGTGATGGCGGAGACGGTGGCCGTCGAACCGCCGATATAACCCCCTGTTATTTATAGGGTGACGTGTCTCTTTGGCGGAATTATACCCGTCTTTATGCCCTGCTTAAATTAACAATCTTCTGTGATCGTATAATAGGGGCGGCGACGCTTCGGGGTTCTTCGGATGGCGTCGGCAACTTGTTGTATGATGTCAACGTCCCGATTATCGAGGTGATCCTCGGCATCCGGCTTCTTTTTCAGCGCGAGCATCATCTTGGCTTCTGCTACTCTAGCGCACCGCTCACGCTCTAACTTGAGAGCATCTTTGATAATCTCTTGCGATGCGATGTCCCCGCGCAAATAATTCAATAGAACCGCTGACGGGTCTTTTAACAGGGCTCCTATACGCTCACGCTCTGCCATGATGGCACGGGCTATTATTATTCTTGGATCGTACGAGGGGTCATGAATATCTCCTATCAATATTTGATTTTCACAGTTTTCCGCCGCCTGCATTACATCGTCTGGTATCTCGCTCATAATCTTTTCCTCACCCAATATTTCGCCGTAAATTTCGTGTCCTCGTCCATGTCGGACTTCGAAACGATCCAATCGAGATAGTCGAGCGGTGCGTCTGCGAACGTCGTTCCCTTGTGTTTGCCGAAGTTCATCACCTTAAGCAGGGCAGGGTATTTTGAAATGTGGATCATTTCTTCAACGGTTTTCTCATCCAGCAATCTGGCGAATATCGCTGCTGTCACATAAGCATCCGGCAAGGCGCGGTGCGGCGGGCTGGCTTTCTCGCTGTCAATGTCAAGGTCAAGCCAGTACCGTATCACCTGATTGCCGTGTCCTGGTGCATCCGGCCAGACCACACGCGCGACCTTGTAGGTGCATATCCACGGCGTTTTTGTATCCGGCGTAAAGTGCTGCTCAAACTTGGCGTTGTGAGCGACAAACACGTCTGCGCCTTCGAGAATGATGTTCATAATCTCGCGCGCTTCTGGGCCGTCCTTCACATCATCAATGGTCAGGTGATGGATGGCCATCGTGACGGGTGGTATCTCACCGCGCGGACGAATGACTGTCTGGAATTTATTCGTGATCTCGCGCGTATCCAAATCAACGTCATAAAATCCGACTTCAATAATTTCTGCGTTATCGTCGTCCGGTGTTCCCGTGGTTTCATAATCAATAACTCGTGCGGTTTTCATAATTCTCTCTTGTAAATAAATCCGTTTATTTCCATCACGTCCGGCATAGGTGGTGGTGAAGCCTTCGGATCAACGCCAAGCGCTTCAAGGCAAGACATCAAGTGCGGCTCCTCCGCGGCAAGTGATATTTCCATCTTTGCCAGCCGCCAGCTTCGGCCAACCGGATCACGCTCCGCAATCTCAAGAACAGGCGATCCAGCCTGAACGCGAACGATCACGATCTTTTCCAGCGTGTCCGGTTGTTTGATAACGTTGCGCCAGAACCGCGTTGCAGATTTTCGCGCCTGAGTTTCCTCGGTGCTGTTTTCGCGGCGGGCGCTTCTGAAGCGCAACTGATCGTCTCGCTTAAACAGACAGGTTGATGCGTATGGTGTCATGCTATTACGCTCTTCTTTGTATAGGTTTGACTTACTTCGGGTATTAAGCCGTCGTTCTTAGGCTCAACATATCCATCAGCAATTAGCTTTCTAGCGGTTGCGGTAGGGTATCGCTTACCATCCTCAAGTGTGTAGTAGGTGTATCCTCCACCCCTCGTAATAGCTTCATCAGTGTGTGAAGCTTGTCGCACAAGAGTTCTTCCGTTCAGGCGATTTAGTGCTTTTTCACTCCAATGCTTAATCGGTATTTTCTTCTTTGATGTCATGCTGGTTCTTCTCTCATTTTCCACTTATTATCCGCTTCATTGGCAAGATAATCATCGCGTGACATAGGTATATGAACGTATTCTGATACTATCTTTGCTTCTCGCGTGATGTATCCTGCTATATACCCTTCATCGACTATATCTTCTGTAACGTCAGTTAATCTTCGTTCGCCAAAAGACATTTCGTAAATCTTAGCGCTTGGCTCTGCATATTCCACAGCGCGGAACAGCTTTTCTTTATCAGTGTAAAATTCTCCGTCCTGCGGCTGGCCGTCATCAAGGATGAAGTATTTTTTCACAGCAGCATTGGCTGGCTTCTTTGAAATTTGAGCTGTGGCTTTAGCGATGTAATCCAAAGCACTTTTCTTGTTATCCAATTCCAGATCAATAAGCGCGTTCATCAGATAATAAGAGGTCAGTCGATGAGGGGAAATAGATCCCCTCTCAATTATGAGCGCTCGCAAATTGTGCATTTCTTTTGTCAGTTTTGGTTCCACCGGTGCGATCTCCTGTTGCGATATTCACAACGATATACGCATGTATATGGGCGTGTCAATCCTGTTTGTGATTTTCGCAACGGTGTCGGCGAATTTTTTCCGCGTGCTCATCCGCTCTGCCAGCGGCAACGCACATGGCCCACACAAGCACATAAATCGCAGCGACAATCACCAAGGCGGCGATCAGCAGGGTTCCTTCCAAAGTCGATACATTGTGGACTGCTGTCATTTTGCTTTCCTCCGGCTGCGTGTGAATGGACGTTGTGCAAGGCCAGCAGCCCTGATCTCTTTCAAAGTGATGGGCGCTCCATCAAGCGCGTATTCCGTCACCCACGCCGTGCGGATGCCCATCTTACCGCGCCATGCCTTCGGGGACGCTGTGGCTGTCAAGAAGCCGAGCGGGGTGCGTATGCTGGCCGGACTTCCTGGCGCTCGTCTGGATAGCTCCTGAACGTGCCTGAGATAGTCCATGGCGGGCGATGCGATCCTGATCCCCTCATCCCGCATGGCGCGGATCGTCTGGATGATCCTAAGCGACTGCTCGTGCGGCTCGTCTGATCCAAGTGCGTCGGATATTGCCGCAAGAACGCTGGTGATCGTCTCGTCCCTGGTGAGTTTGTCGCTGTGTTTCATCTTATGACCGTTGAGATTTTCGCAACACTACTCGCGTGCGAGTTGGAGTCAACTGGTGTCAATCCAAGAATTTTTGCTACCTCATGACGTCGGAGCATTTTTTTAGTGGTCAGGAAGCGCCATTCGGCTTCTTTCTCGGGCGGCACGTCATAGCCGCGCAGCTTCGTTAAGACCGCTCTCCGGTTTGGTTTGGCCGTTTCTGTTTTGACGATGGCTTCCAGAGTGTGATGTGTCACTTGGCAGAGGTCGCATTTGTAGCGCCTGGTTTGTCCGCTCGTTGTGGCGTGTGTCCGCCCGCATCGATTAGCTTTGTGGCGGCAGTCGGGACATAAAATGTAATCGCGAATGGCCATCACATCACCCCGTTCAGGCGTTTGGTTTCTTCGATACAAGCGTTCCAGCCATCATTGAAACAGGTGTAGCCACCTCGTACACAGGGCAGCTTCAACGGCTCGCGTGCTGCATCCTGCGTGACTGGCGGGGCGGCGTAGAGGGGTTTTTCTCCAGAAAGGTCTAATTTCTGATATGAAAACAGTTCTTTCTCGCCCATGCCGTAGGGGTATAAATAAGCCACAGGCTTCTGCTTCAACGCTTCGGCATGAGCGCGGGCGGCTTTGATTACTTCTTTAAGCTTTAATTCTTGTTGGATTGTGAAGCCACCATCCTTCACAAGCTTAGATGTATAATCAATTGCTTCCCTTAGAAATTCAGTATCTTCCAACTGTTCAAGTTCTGTCATTGCTTTGGTTCCTATCATGATTTTCTAATCTCTTCCCAGTTTAAATTCTCGGCCAGCGTTTCGTAATAGTGTAACTCAGCGGCGGCTTTGGCAGTTTCAATACTTTTATAAATGCCTATAGCGGTAGAATTTATTTTAAGATGAAATTCTACACCGTAACGAATTATATAATAATCATGATTTATTCCCGCTGAGTCTGATTTGCCCCACCTAAGAGGCTTAAATATCCGCTTGCAGATTTCAATTTGTTCGGGTGTCATAGGCTCACCATAAATCTTCGGAAAAAAGCTCATCACCCCATTGCAATGAACCAGTTAGTGTTTGGTTATTAGCTAAGGCAATCTGTCCACCTTCTCTACGATTAACGTAGCGCCCCGTAGATGTGAGGAAACCTTGGCGGTCAGGTCGGATGATTGTTTCGTTTAACTGTTGCAATGCTTTCAAAACATCTCCATGCCTTGCTGGTGCGGGTAAACTTGCGATTACCCCCTTAATATTTATTGCAACTGATACTATGCGTTCTTTCGTATCCATCACAACAGCCCCCGCTCTTTGCGCATTGCGTCAAGGTCTAAGAGACTGTCTTCAGGGGCAACGGTGCCGCGCCTGAATGATGCGAAGACCTCTGCGTTTTCTTCAGAGCCGTCATCGCTCCACCAATGCGATCCAACATTGAAACTCGGTTTTGAATTGTACAGCCAAACTGTTCCGTCCGCGTCACGCGCCATCCATTTATAATCACCATGCACCGCCGCAACGTCGATGTAATCGGGGACTAAGGCGATCATTTCTTCAAGTGTTTTCATTTGTGGAAATCCTGTTTTGAGATAATTAAAGCCCACTTGAATAGATTGAACGTGCAATGCCACTGTCCCTTTTTTGCGGCTGGTGGGATATAAAATCTGTTTCCGTTTCTGCGTTCTAAAGATACACTCCAATGCCATGTTGGCGATAATTTTGGGTGTCGCGTGTATAAGATAATGGAACCATCGCTTGCTCTCTGAAACAGTTTCATATTAATCCCTTTTCGTTTGCTAGGCGCTCTGACATGGTAACGATGGCGATTGAGCGCGGCTCTTCTTCTATTTCTATTTCTATTTCTATTTGCGAGAGAGGTAGCCACACTGCTCCGTCACTTTCGCCATCCAAAGAGACAAGCACGGCTTTCTCTGTTTGATGATGAATAACGACTTCAATATCAACTAAATCTGATTTCATACTCCGAACCTCTCTCTGCGCTTGGCAAGGGCAATATCAGCTACATAGCTTGCATGTTGTATGTCATAATAGTCATCTGTATTTGAGGCTACGCAACACGCAATAAACGCCTGATCCCAGAAGCGTTGCTCATCTGGTGTCACGGATGGGGTGGTAGACTTTTCAGTTGCTTTGCCCCCACCCATTTTGAGCAATTCTTGACCTTCTCGCGCATCTTTTTGAGCGGGAGTTTCGGCTTCGGGTTCTTTCCATGGGCCAATAATATCTAAACCAGTATTGCCGTCGCATGTACCATCAGGAAAATGAGCGGCTGGCTCGTATCTTGTCACGTGTTCATTCTCGAAAATATGAGTAAAAAAATTCATTCCCCGCCGATACCTATCTGATATTCCTGAATATTTCGCTTTCCCGCCATTCCGCGTCTTATAAAACTCTCCGACCTTGAAATTACTTTGCATCATTCAGCGCCTTTTCTGCTTGGATGATGGCGTTATTCGCTTTAATACCAAGTGACGTGTATTTATGATTATTTAGCGCAGTGCCCGGGGCGTCTTTGCGGAGAGTTGCCGTTAATTCCTTTAAAGCTTCCAGCGCCTCCACGAGCGCGGCGTGGGAGTTGACGGCTTTGAGTATATAGGCTCCGTCAGATTCTTTGTTCTCTCCGTAGACATCAGCGATAGGTATAAGCATACCATAGGATTGATCGTCTTCTTGGCTGGTGTATCCAACTTCTAATTTTCTGTTTACCCGCCAAGGCAGAGGGCTGTGCTTAAGTTCTTCTGTCATAATTCCCTCATTCAAAATCTGGTTTAATCGTGCTCGGCCAGTGCGGGCCGTGTTTCTTATGGTCGTGGCAGGGCTTCAATGCCTCCCGTGCCAGCGCCTTTAATTCCGACACTGTGGCTGTTTCCTTGGCCTCAGCTATCTTTCTCAGGGCTTCCGAGCGGCGTTGATTGACAGATTTCAGGTTGTGGCACATGGGAATAATCCTTTTCCACTCAGCGCTATTCCCAAGCCGATCTGATCCTGGTTCAACCGCGCCATTCCTTTTCGGTGTTCGGCCAGCAACTCGGGCATCAAATCAGTTTCTATCGCCTCCAGCGCCTTACGGGCTTCGCTGGCGACATATTCTCGGCGCTCCTGGCGCTCGACACGCATTCGGAATAATTCCTGCTTGCGGGCTTCTCTGAGCATTCCGCGCATGATCGCGGCCAGGACGCGGCTCTCAATGAGCGGGTCAGGATTGTGGGGCATTCCAACTTCCAATCTGATCGTTTAAAAATCACCGTTCAACGACAAACCCGAACACGTTAACCGGAGCACGGTTTTCGTCGTATCTGGATACGATAACCCGATCACCGCGCATGCAGGCCAGCAATGCGTAATCGCGGGACATGCTGATTGCCGCTGTGTCATTTGCCATGTGCGACTTGATCCCCATCGAAAGGCGGCCGTCACGCACAACGTCGATTGCAAATTCCGAGTTTTCATATTTTGCGGGACGCTGTGTCATCGCCTCACCCCGCAACAAATGCCAGCGCCAGAACGCCAGAGACAAATAGACCAATGGCGATCAATTCGCCGAACATTCGGATAATCATTTCAAATCTCCAAAATGAGAACATCCAAATCACTTTCCACTGTTTGTTGCGAAAACCGCATCAACGTGTATAAGCCTGTATACAGTTATATACCGTGTTGTGAGAATGTCAACAAAAATATTCTTACAAACCTCTTTGTCGCAACTTTTTTCTCAAATAACCCTTATATAACAATACTTTATATATAAAATATATTAAAGACAGATAGGTTTGTAAGAGCATATAAACTTTTTTTAATTAGGGGTAAAAACAGTGTATATACCTGCGGTAAGTATATACATTAAAAATGACCCCTATTTAAAAAAGTGTTGGTGCTCTTACAAACCTATCTGCGCAGGGGTTTTTCGGCATATCGCGCCAGATAACCCATTAATCGTATTATCTAATTTCGATTGGCAAAGAGGTTTTTAAGAGCATTTTCGACCTCCAATCAGATCAAACAAAGAACAACAGCAGAACGAATTCTGTGAGTGTTTATACGCGTCAACAGCAATTCGGCGGAAGCAACCATCACATGACACCATGATGAAAATGATAGGTGGAGTGATGGCCCTAACACCCAAAAGACAAAGGTTCGTGGATGAATATCTCATTGATATGAATGGGACTAAAGCCGCAATTCGTGCTGGTTTCGCGGAAAGTGGCGCAAGAACCGAGGCGACAAGGCTGCTTGCAAATGCTGAGGTTCAAAAAGAAATCGCGCAACGCACTGAAAAACGCTTCGATAAGCTCGAAGTCACAGGCAATCGAGTGCTTGAAGCTATCTCGCAAATAGCATTCGGTGATATTCGTCAGATGTTTACTTCAGACGGGCAACTAAAACGGCCTGAAGAATGGGACGATGACACGGCGGCTGCTGTTGCTGGTCTTGAAATTGTCACGGTGAATAAAGGCGAAGGCGCTGTTGAACACGTTGCCAAGGTCAAACGCACTGACCGCCTGAAAGCTCTCGACATGCTGGCCCGTCATCACTCGCTGTATAACGACAAGCTCGAAGTCAATCTGACAAGCGATCTTGCGACACGGCTGGAGCGGGCAAAGAAAAGGAAATCAGACGATGGCTAACGATACCACTGACATTCAAATCGCTGTGGTGAAGCGCCCGCATCGCTGGATGGCAAAGCGCGGATCAAACGTCACCACATGCCAGACATGCGGCGTGAAGCGTAGCCAGGTCGCCACGATGGTTTGTTTTGAGGAAGAAATTGAAATCAATGCCTCCACACAACAAACGCAAAGCTGATCCCACAGACGAAATAATCGAGATGGCGGCTGACTGTCAGCACGATCCTGACAAATGGTCGCTCATGGCGTTTGATTGGGGGCACGGAGAATTATCAAATCACTCCGGCCCGCGCCAATGGCAACGCGACATCAACCGCACGATCCGCGATCACCTGGCTAATCCAGAGACACGCCATCAACCTTTGCGCATCGCGGTTGCGTCCGGCCATGGCATCGGCAAATCTGCGCAGATGGGGATGATCTCGAATTGGGCCATGTCCTGCTGGTCAGATGCCAAAGTGCTGATTACGTCCAACACGGGCGATCAGCTTGCAACCAAGACATCACCAGAAATCGCGCTGTGGTTCCGGCGCGCGATCACGTCCACCTGGTTTAACACCGCCACCATGTCGATCAAGTCGCGCGATCCGGCGCATGAAAACACATGGCGATTGGATTTTGTCACATGGTCGGAGAACAACACAGAAGCCTTCGCAGGGCTACACAATGAAGGCCGCATCATCGTGCTGCTATTCGATGAGGCCAGCGGCATCGCGCAAAAAGTCTGGGAAGTGGCGCTCGGCGCGCTTACAGACGAAAACACTGTCATCATCTGGATTGCGTTCGGAAACCCTACGCAAAATTCAGGGATGTTCCGCGAATGCTTCCGAAAATTCCGACATCGTTGGCTCACGCGCCACATTGACAGCCGCGAGGTCGAAGGGACGAATAAGGCTTATCTGCAACAAATCGTGGACGATTATGGCGAAGACAGTGACGAAGCCCGTGTGCGTGTGCGTGGACAATTTCCGAGGCAATCAGCAATGCAGTTTATTTCAGAAGCCGATGTTGACGCGGCTCGTAATCGACACTTGCGGCCAGATCAATATTCGTTTGCGCCTGTGATAATCGGCGTTGATCCGGCGTGGACTGGAGCTGACACGCTCGAAATCTATCTGCGGCAAGGATTGTGTTCCCGCCACCTGCTCACGTTGCCGCGAAATGATAATGATGTTCAGGTGGCCAACATTCTTGCGCGCCTCGAAGAAGAGCACCAAGCCGACGCGGTGTTCATCGACGCGGGTTATGGCACAGGCATCAAATCAGCGGGCGATGTGATGGGCCGCGCGTGGCGATTGGTCTGGTTTGGCGGCAAGGCGATTGATCCAGGCTATTTGAACAAGCGCGCTGAAATGTGGGGGCAAATGAAACGCTGGCTCAAGGCGGGCGGTGTGATCGATCCGAAAGACACGATCCTTTACACCGATTTGACCACGCCGGAGACCAAGCCACACCTACAAGGCAAAGTGCAGCTTGAAAGCAAGGAGGATATGAAAAAGCGCGGGATGCCATCGCCGAACCGTGCTGATGCACTCGCGCTCACATTCTCTGAGCCAGTCGTTAAACGCATAGCTCCAATCGGCTCGCAAGATGCTGGATTTGCAGTCGTGGATTATGATCCGCTTGGCTAATCGGTCGCGGCAACCATCGGGCGGTATTCCTTTCATGAGATAAATTATCGAGGCTTGCTATGTGCTTTTTCTCCACGCCTAAGATGGCACCTCCCGAAAAACCGCCAGAATACGCGCAAATGCGCCAGCCGGACGGTGCTGCCGTCCGTAGCTCGACAAGCCGCCGCACGATGGATCGGATGCGCGCTGGCGTTGATACGATCCTCACGTCTGGATCGGGTGTCAGCACGTTTGGCGAAACAAACAAGAAAATATTATTGGGGCAATGACATGTGTGCATTTGGTGGCGGCGCTCAACAGCAACGTGGCGGCATTCGGATCACCCCGCTTGGGGGCAGCCAGGAACAAGCTGCTGCGGCCTCGGCTCGATCTCCCAATGGCGGATCATTGCTTGATGGGGCAGGGCGACGGGCAAAAGATCGTCCAGCGGCCTATTCTTCGGGGACAGTGCTGACTTCTGGCATGGGCGTTGGATCATTTGCGCCGACTGAAAAGAAAACTCTCCTGGGGCAGTGATGAAGCAAAACGCCGCACGCAATGAAACGCAAGTCGCCTATCACCGACGCCGTGCGGAAGAACTGAAGGCGATCCGTAGCCCTTGGGAGGGCGTGTGGCAGGGACTGGCTGAACATATTGAGCCATCACGCTTACGCCTGAACAATAGGGTGGAAGGCGCTCTGAACCGCTCCAAAATCATTGACAGCACGGCGACCTTTGCGCTGAGGACACTGCAATCTGGTATGCATTCCGGTATCACGTCACCCGCGCGTCCTTGGTTTCGGCTGGCTACATACGATCCTGATCTTAAGAATTACGCTCCGGTCAAGGAATGGCTGGCCGATGTCGAGCGTCGGATGCGTGAAGTGTTTCAGGCATCGAACGTTTACAACTCATTCCATACTGGTTACGGCGATCTGGGTCAATTCGGTCAGTCTTTGTCGATCCTCGTTGAGGATGATGATGCGACGATCAGGATGCAGCAACTTTTGCATGGCCGGTTCTGGCTCTCGCGTGATGAGCGTGGCCGCGTGAACACCTGCTATCGCACGTTCAAATGGTCTGTTGAGCGTATCGTGAGCCGCTTCGGATACAATCGCTGCCCGCATTTTGTGCGCACGGCTTGGGATAACGCGAATTACGATCACCTGTTTGACGTGTGGCACGCCATTGAGCCGCGCATGGATCGTCGTTTGGATAGTAAGGCCAAGCAAGACAAGCCGTTCCTGTCGAATTATTGGATGGATGGCAAGGGATTGCACGGCGACGAATTGCTTGAGGAAAGCGGGTTTGAAGAAAATCCGCTCGTTGGGCCTGCGTGGGAATTGGCGGCTGAGGATCACTACGGCGTATCGCCTGGCATGATCGCGCTCGGTGACATCAAGATGCTGCAATCAGAACAGCGCCGCAAGCTGGAAGCCATTGACAAGATGGTCCGCCCTCCCATGAACGCGCCAACGTCCATGCGCAATTCGCCCGCATCGCTCGTGCCTGGTGCTGTCAATTTTGTTGACGATCCGACTGGCAAGGGGTTCACACCCGCCATGCAGGTTACTCTGCGCGTGAGTGAGTTGTTTCAAGAGACGCGCGACGTGCAGGATCGGATCAACCGGACGTTTTATGCTGATCTGTTCCTGATGCTCTCGCAAATGGAAGGTATTCAGCCGCGCAACACGATGGAGATTGCAGAGCGAAAAGAAGAAAAGCTCCTCGCGCTTGGGCCGGTGCTTGAAAACATCTATAACGGCCAGCTTGAACCTGTCATTGATCGCACGTTCCAGATCATGCTTCGGCGTGAAATGCTGCCGCCGCCGCCGCCTGATGTTGAAGGTCAGGAATTGAAGGTTGAATATATCTCGATGCTTGCGCAGGCACAGAAGGCTATTGCAACGGGCGGGATCGAACGTCTGTCGTCTTATGTGGGCAATCTGGCTGCGGTTAAGCCTGAAGTTCTCGACAAGTTCGACGCTGATGAGGCTGTGGATCAATACGCGGACATGCTCGGCGTTGATCCTTCCATCGTCATATCTGATGAGGACGTTGCTAAAACGCGCGATGCCCGCAATCAGAAGCAAAACCAAGTTGAGAGCGCACAAATGGCGGCGCAAATGGCTCCTGCCGCAAAGCAAGGCGCTGAAGCCGCTGCACTGATGTCGCAATCAGCCAGCCAGCCAGGCGGGAATGAACTGCTTTCGCGTCTTGGGCTTGTCTGACGTGGTGTGAATTTCACAAGGTAATTTGAGAATGAAACTATCTGAGATGCAAGAATTGCAACAAGACGATCTGAAGCGGGCGTTCCGCGATGTGATTGCCACGGCTGCGGGTAAGCGCGTGCTGTTTTGGGTCATGGAGCAGTGCGTCATTTATGGCGAGGCGTACACAGGTGACGACAACGCCACGAATTATAATCTCGGTCGGCAGGGTGTGGGCAAGCGCCTGATTGCTATGCTCGACGGGATCGATCCGAAAATTTACCCAACGCTGCTGCTGGAAGTGGCGCGGATGAACGAAGAGCAACAAGAGATTTTGAAACGCACTAGCGGACAAGAGGACAGCGAACATGAAGCGTAATTTGGGATTTATCGAGATTTTGCGTGCTGCTGAGGATGGTAACGGTTCGGCTGAAGCGCCGTCGCCTGAAAGCGTGCTGTATCCTGATGAAGGTGGTGACAGCTCGAAAGGAAATCAGCTTTCAACGCAAGAGCCTGTAGAGAAAAAGGGTGATGACGGCGCGAATGGGAATCAGGCCGAAACAGCTGCTGGCGAATGGAAAGACTACACACCTGACCCCGCCAAATCAGAAGCTGAAAATGCTGCGGCCAAAGCAGAACACGACAAGACGAAGCCTGAAGACAAGCCAGCCGATCCACTCGACACTGTACCGGAAACGGGCGTTTATGAATTGAAAATGCCCGATGGCATTGAGCTGAATAAGCCGTTGCTCGACAAGATTAGCCCGCGCCTGAAGGAAAAGGGATATACCCAACGCGAGGCGCAACAGCTTGCGGATGACTTCATCGACATCCAAAAAGAGCAGGTCAAGCAGCAAGAAGAACAGTGGGGAAAAACGGTCTATGAGGACTGGCCTGCACAAGCTAAAGCCGACAAAGAAATCGGCGGCGGCAAGTGGGACACAACCGTTTCATCCGCAACGCGCGCGATCAATTCGCTCGGAACGCCTGAATTGAAAGAATATCTCACAATCAGTGGCGGCGGCAACCATCCAGAGCTTATTCGTTTTATGGCGAAGGTCGGCTCCATGATCCGTGAGGATAGTCCGGCCATAGGCAATGCTGGCGGCGGGGCTAAGGATCGTTCCGAAGTTCTTTATCCAGACGATCAACCGAAAGGCAATTAAACATGGCCACCTTGGCATCATCCTATTTGAACCTCATTGACGTTCATAAGCAGCAAGACCCTCGGACGGGCGAAATCATTGAAGTGCTGAAGCAGCAAAATCCTATTCTGGATGACGCTGTTGCGATGGAATGCAACATGGGCGCGATCCACCGCCACGGCATCCGTACTGGCCTCCCCACTCCTGCTTGGGGCCGTCTCTACCAGGGCATCCCGCAAAGCAAATCCACTATTCAGCAAGTCGACGACACGACTGGCTTTCTCGAAGCCCGTTCTGGCGTTGATGTTCGCTTGCTGAAGCTGTCAAACAATCCTGGCGCTCTGCGTTTGGGTGAGGCCATGTCTCATCTGGAAGCCATGAACCAGGAAATGGCGACTGGCCTGTTCTACCATGACACGGCGACAACACCTGAAAAGTTCAAGGGCTTTTCTGCTCGCTACGGCGTGAAGGGCGGTTCCGGCGCAGGCAATCAGATCGTCGATGCTGGCGGTGCTGGTTCGGACAATACGTCCGTCTGGTTCATCACTTGGGGCGACCACGCCTCTCATCTGCTTTATCCGAAGGGTACGAAAGCTGGTGTTGATCGTCAAGACAAAGGTGAACAGCGTGTCGCTGACGCCAATGGTGATGCCTATTGGGTTAAGGAAGAGGTATTTGAGTGGCACATGGGCTTGGCCGTGAAAGATTGGCGCTACAATGCCCGCATCGCCAACCTCGATGTCTCTGATGTCCTGGCCGACACTGTGGATATTCTGAAGTTCATGCGTCAGGCTTATTACCGTCTGCAATCGCGCCGCATGGATGGCAAAACAAGCCGCATGGCAATCTACATGAACCGCACGATCCTCGAAGCACTGGACGCGCGCACAACGCCGACCGGAACATCTACAGCAACCGCGCTGCAGTTGCGTCGTGAGGAACTTGAAGGGCGTGAAGTTCTGACCTATCGCGGCATTCCGATCCGCGAAACAGACGCACTGCTAAACACAGAAGCGCGTGTCGTTTGACCATAGCGATGCTGTTTCCGCAATTTGCGTTGCGGAAATCACCGATCCGACGATTGATGTAAAGGACATCACATGATTTTCGACCGCACACTTTTATTCTCAAACGCGCAGGCGATCACTGCCGACGCTGCCTCGACCGACATTGTTGATCTGGGTGCGACTGGTACGGTTTACGGCGCGGCTGCTGCGCTGTCCCGTGATCTTGGGCGGGGCGAAAGCGTTCCTCTACTTATCCAAGTCGTGGAAAGCTTCAACACGCTGACAAGCCTTCGCGTTGTCGTCCAGTGTGATGACAACTCCGGCTTCTCAAGCGCCAAGGACGTGCTTGAAGTAACCCTGCCGCTTGCATCGCTTGTGGCTGGCCGCACGTTCCCAATCATCGCTGTTCCTCCTGGTGTGAATGAACGCTACATGCGCATTTATTATGATGTCATCGGCACCAATCCGACACTTGGAAAAGTTACGGCGGGCGTTGTGGCTGGCGTTCAAACTGCTGGCGTAAACTTCTAATAAAGCGCAAGCCGCGAAAGGAAAACTGCAATGATTGAAGTAATCGCTGTTGCCAATGGATATTATGGCGGCAAGGTTCGCGTCCCTGGTGAGCGTTTTGGCATCACTGAGCCTGAACACTTCTCGATTGAGTGGATGGAAACTGAGGATAGCAAAGCACTGGCGCATGTTCGCGCGCAGGCCAAGGCGACACCCTCGGAAGACGCCACCAAGGAAGAAGCCCGCATCGTGAAGAACCGCGCTGAACGCTATAAAGAATGGCTTGACGCGCGCAAGGAACGCGATGCTGAGCGCCCTGTGGAAACCCGCCGCGTCAACATCGGCGGCACAGACGGCGTTGTGGGTGCTGAAGTGCCAAAGAAAGGCGCGAACGTATCTGCGAAAGACAAGGTTGCTCTGGCTGAAGCCGCAACTGGCCGCAAGGTCAAGGGTGAGAAAGAAGCTGATGATGCCTTGGACGCTATCGAGGGCGCAACTGGTTCTGACAATGATGATCGTTCACGCGATCAAGCTGTGGATCGTTCGGCTGATGCGCCAACGCCTGATTGGGAAGCTCCTGCGGCAAAGAGCAACAAACCTCTTGCTGCTGACGACTAATCGAAGGCGGCTTGTGCCGTATTTTTCAAATAAAAAGGAAATAATATGAGTGAAGCTACTATCGAGAATGAAATTCAAGCTAAGGGTTTGAACGCGCCACGCCTCAACCCTGCCCACATTGACAGTATGATTGTGGATGAACAATATCATGTGTTTGACGGCACAACTCTAACTGTTTGCGCTCTGACGCTCAAGAACGGTTTCATTGTAACCGGAGAAAGCGCGGCCGCCTCACCCGAAAACTTTGACCAAGAAATAGGTCGTAAGATCGCGCGTGAGAACGCCCGCCAAAAGATCTGGGCGCTTGAAGGATATCTCCTTCGGGAGAAACTTTCTTCACAATAACATAGTCTTCGCGCGTTAGGACACCACATGAGTTCAGCAGTCGCAATCTGTAATCTGGCCTTATCCAATATCGGGAAGGACAATATCAGTTCATTGAATGAGCCGACTGCTGAAGCGCGCGCGTGTAATCAGTTCTATGATCTCACGCGCGATTTGCTGCTGCAATCCTATCCGTGGCGGTTTGCAGGAAAGACACGCGCGCTGGCGGCTCTGGCGAACCCAGAAGCAGGCAAGTGGCAGTTTGCCTATCAGCGGCCCAACGATTGCCTCAAGGTGCTGTGGCTGCGGCCAAACTATTCGGAAGCCGATCCCTGCTTTCAGACTGAGCAAGAGGAAATGGCTAACCCGTATGAGATTGAGCAAGAAACAATCTATGCGAACCTTGACGTGGCGTTCATCCGCTATACGTCCCGCATTGCTGATCCCTCAAAATACTCTCCGCTTTTCGTGGACGCTCTGGCGTGGCATCTGGCAACTCGACTCGCGATGCCTCTCACGCGCGACCTGAAGCAGCGCCAAGGCGCATATGAGGTTGCCCGCGCCATGCAAGCGATGGCCGAAATGGCCGACGCGAACGAAACGCGGCATTCATCCGATCATTCGACTGAATTTGTAACAGGGCGCTATCATGGCTGACATTGTTTATTTACCAGTGATTACACGGCTCGATATTGATCCTGATCGTGTCTTATCACAATCATCCGGCAAGCTGGATACGGTCATTGTCGTTGGATATGACAAAGACGGGAACGAATACTTTGCATCTTCTGTGGCTGACGGCGGGACAGCGGTCTGGCTTTTGGAGCGGATGAAGCTCAAGCTCCTTCAGGAACCAGATAATGGCTGACATTCGCGCCTATCAACCGTCCTTCACTGCTGGCGTCTTGTCGCCTGCGTTATGGGCTAGGGTCGATATTTCTAAGTATTCTTCCGGCCTCAAAACAGGAACAAACATTTTCATCCATCCTCACGGCGGCGCGTCAAACCGTCCAGGGTTTGAGTTTGTCCGCGAGGTCAAGAACAGCTCGCATAATGTCCGGCTGATCCCGTTTCAGTTTAACACTGAGCAGTCATACATTCTCGAATTTGGCGATGAATATTTCCGCGTGTTCCGCGACGCGGGCCTGATCGTGTCAGGCGGCTTGCCGTATGAGGTTACAACACCTTACGCGCATGAGCATGTAAGCGAATTGGTGTATGTGCAAGAAGCGGATGTGATGTATATCACGCATCCGCTGTATCCTGTTCACAAGCTCTCGCGCCTCGCTGATGACAATTGGACGCTCACACTGGTGACGTTCGCCCCGAAAATCCTGCCGCCCGCTTCAATCTCGGTGACAAAGCCTGGCGATACGTCCGGCGAAACGGGTTATGATCCTACGGTCTATCGCTACAAGGTTTCCGCGGTGGATGATGAGACCGGCGAAGAAAGTGTCCCCTCTGTTTCCGGCTCCGTCACAAATGATTTGTCCATCGACGGCGGCATCAATCGCGTGACATGGCCTGCTGTGACAGGGGCATCACGATATATCGTCTACAAAGAAGACAACGGCGTTTACGGCTATATCGGCGGAACTGAGGCCCTGACGTTCGATGATGAGAACATTGTTGCCGACTTGGCAGACACGCCACAGACCGCTCGCAATCCATTTGTGGGTACGGGCAATTATCCGCGATGCGTGACATTCGTTGAGCAGCGGCTTGCGTTTGCATCCACGATTAATGAACCACAGGCGGTCTGGCTTTCTCAATCGGCCAATTACGAAAACTTCGGCTATTCGTCGCCTTCCAAGGCCAGTGATGCGGTGACATTCCGCATCCGTGCCAGGCAAGTGAATGAAATCCGCTCGATGCTTTCCCTGCGCGGGATGATGATCCTGACATCGGGCGCTGAATGGATCGTGTCAGGTGGATCGCAATCGGACGCGATCACGCCTTCGTCGGTCAAGATCGACAATCAAGGTTATCGCGGGTCGGCCAAAGTTCAGCCCGTTGTCGTTGGCAACACCGTTTTGTTTGCGCAAAACCGTGGCGGCGTGGTTCGTGATTTCAGCTATACCTTCGCGGAAGACAGTTTCGTTGGCCGCGACCTGACGATCATGGCGCGGCACTTCTTTGAGAACAGGGAAATCAGCGCGTGGGGATATGCGCAAGCTCCGTATTCGATGGCGTGGACGGCGCTTGATGATGGCTCATTGGTGTCGCTCACCTACATGAAAGAACACGAAGTCTGGGCGTGGACGGCGCACGATAGCTCTGGCGCTCTATTTGAAGACGTGGCTGTGATTGCTGAGGGTCGGGAAGACGTTCCATATTTCGTCGCACAGCGCACGATCAACGGCCAGCAAGTGCGGTATATCGAACGGCTGCACACGCGGAACATGCCAACGGTGAGTGATGCGTTTTTCGTGGATAGCGGACTGACATACTCTGGCGCTCCGGTGTCTGTGATTAACGCGCTCGATCACTTGGAAGGCGAGGACGTTATTGCCTTGGCTGACGGGAATGTGGTGCGCAATCTCACTGTATCCGGTGGCTCGGTGACGCTCCCGAACGCGGCTGCAAAAGTGCATATTGGCTTGCCGATGGTGGCGAGTATGCAGACGCTTGATCTGGATATGGGGCAAGTCAGCGGCCTCGGCACGGTTCAGGGGCGGCAAAAGTCGATCAGCGAATTGACGATGCGGGTTGAACAAACGCGCGGAATATTCATCGGGCCGCATGACGGTGACAGGGATAGCCCGAAGCTGGTGGAATACAAGCAACGCTCAACAGAGGCGTGGAATGAAGCGATCCAGCTCTATACGGGCGATATTCGGATCACGCCACAATGGGACTGGACAAATGGCGGCAACATGTGGATCAAACAATTCGATCCGCTGCCGTTCACAATTCTCGCGGTGATGCCAGACGTGAGCCTGGGAAGGTAGGGGGTGCTGGTTTGGAAGTTGATATTAAAATCGTTCCGGCTCTGCCTGAGCATATCGATCATATCGCTGCGCACATGCGCCAAGCTGACATAAACGAAATCGCGGCTGGCTCCGGTCAGTCTCCTCGGGAAGCATTAGAAAGCTCACTGGATAAATCATCATTCGCGCGGACGGCTCTTGTGAATGGCGTTCCGGTCGTGATGTTCGGCGTGGGTGACATCAACGTGCTTGCCGGTCTTGGCGGGCCTTGGCTGCTTGGTACGGATGACGTGGAAAAACACTTCGTTGCGTTCCTGCGTGGATCGGTGAAGTGGCGAAATCAACTATTGGAGAGGTATGACATACTGCTGAATGTTGTTGACGCTCGAAACAAGGCTTCTCTCCGGTGGCTCCGGTGGCTTGGCTTTAAGTTCTCCGATCCAATCAATATTCGCGGTCATGACTTTTATATATTCGAATTGAGGTCTGCGGATGTGCGATCTGACACTGGCATTAACGCTCGGTTCAACTCTGCTCGGCGCGGCAGGGCAGATGCAGCAGGCGAATGCGACGGCGGCGGCGTCTAATTACAACGCGCAGGTTCAGGAAATGAACGCTCAAATTAGTGAGCGGCGTGCCAAGGATGCGATTGAACGCGGTGCGTTAGAAGAGCAGCGCAAGCGGCAAGAGGTCGCGCAAATCCAAGGGCGGCAACAGGTGGCTATGGCCGCGAACGGCGTTGATCTGGGCTTCGGCTCTCCGCTGGATACGCTTGTTGATACTGCTGTTCTTGGCGAATTGGACGCGCTTACGATCCGCTCAAACACTTACCGAGAGGCATACGATCAGCGCGTACAGGCCGCAAACCAAAGGGCAGGGGCGCAATTGAGCCTTGCTGAAGGAAAGGCCGCAAAAACTGGCGGCTGGCTTGGCGCTGCTGGAACGATCCTGACAGGCGCGGGCAAAGGGTATTCGTCATATAAAGCTGGAATTGGCAGGATTGCATAATGGTGCAGGTTCCCACATACACGCGCGACGTTTCTTTAAGGCCAGCGTTTCAATCTGAGAACACGGTTCGCGCATCACCGCAAGCGTTTGGCTCTGACATCGGGCGCGGGATGCAGCAGGCGGCGCAAGGTCTTGCCAATGTAGGCGAAGCGTTTGCGCAGGTGCAGGCGCTTGAGGATGAGACGCGCACTAAGGAAGCCGAAAACACATATGCCGCAAAGTTGCGCGAACGTCAGTATGGCGAAAATGGATACATGACGCTTTCCGGCAAGGCCGCTGTTGATGGCCGCGCTGCGTTCGAGCGTGATGCTGAAGAGATGAAAAAGGAAATCGCTGCGGGTCTTACACCAAGTGCGGCTCGTCTTTTTGACAGGGCGGCAGGCGCTCGATTGCAGCAGACGTTGCAGAGTTCGATTATCCACGCTGCGAACGGTCGTAAACAATGGGTAGCTGAAGCATCGGCAGCACGGCTCGACACGTTCGCTGAGGATGCCGTTGCGGCATTCAATGATCCGAAAAAAATTGATTTTAACATTGCTGCGGGGCAGGCGGAAATTCGTCAGCAGGCGCAGTTGCAGGGGTGGGACAAGGACACGCTGGCAAACCGTGAAAAGGAATATATTTCGCAGGTTCGCTATAATACGGCGCTTCGCATGGTGTCTGATGATCCTGTGAAAGCGCGCGCGTATTTTGATCAGCACAAGGATCAATTCACAGGGCCGCACCAGTTCAAGTTCGATGAGGCGATCCGTGTTCCATTGATGAATGAGAATGTGAAGCGGAATACCGCGCGTTTTTATGAGGGCGGCGGAGCGGTTTCTGATGGCGGTGGGACAGGTTCCCCTTCTGCCGGTGCTGATTATTACCGCGCAATCCGCACAGCGGAAAGCGGCGGCAATGACAGCGCGAAAAATCCTCGCTCAACGGCAACGGGTCGGTATCAGTTTATCGCAAGCACTTGGAGCGAATTAGCACGCCAGCGTCCCGATCTTAGCCTGACAAGTGACGGCAGGCTTGATCCCGCACAGCAAGAGCGTGCAATCAAAGCTTTCACTGAGAACAATGCAAAAACACTCTCTGGTTCTGGAATTGTGGTCACGAATGGTTCTCTTTATGCGGCTCACTTCCTCGGATCATTTGGCGCTGTTCGCGCTTTACGCGCTCCGTCTACGGCAATGATGCGTGACGTTGTGTCTCCTGGGACTGTGGAAGCAAATCCATTTCTTGCGAATATGACTGTTGGTCAGTTCACTGCATGGGCAGAACGCAAGGGCGGTGGGGCGGGCGCTGCCCCTGCTCCTGCTTCGGGTGGATACAGCACTGTTGAACCTTTCTTGGCAACTATCAAAGACCCTGTTGAGCGTGAAATGACACGCAAGTCCATATATGCATCGATGGAAGCGCGTTCAAAAGCGCAAGCCGAACAGCAAAAGGCCGTCCAGTCAAAGGCATTCAACCTGATTGAAACGCAGAATATCAGCCCGTTCAGCCTTCCCGCTGAAATCACAACGCAAATCGGCATGGAAAACATGTCGCAGTTGATGACGTATTGGGAGAAAAAGCAGTCTGGCAAACAGTCGCAATCATCGCCTGAGTTGATGTATCAATTGCAACAAGAGGCGGCTGTTAATCCTGACATGTTTACCCAAAGAAACTTGTTGGACAATATCAACAATCTGTCGAAGGAAGATTTCAAAGCTCTCTCTGAGAAACAATCGTCACTGTTGTCTGGAAGCCGTAAGGCGCGGGAGGAAGGGAAGACTGTTGCTGATGCTATGACGCAGGCGAAAGTTCAACTCAATAGCGTTGGTATCGGGTTGGATCGCGGCGACGAAACAGCGAAAGCCGAAAGCGCCCGTCTTGAAGCCATGTTCCAAAACTCACTTGCTGCTGAAATTGAAGCCTTCCGCGCGCGTGAAAAGCGTGAGCCGATCTATCAGGAAACACAGTCAATCATTAACAGGCTGCTCCGGCCTTTGGTTGTGAAAGAACCTTCGTGGTCGGTTAATCCGTTCTCTGGCTTCTCCGGCACAAGCGACACGGAAGGCCGCATGTTCCAATTCCGTGAGCTTGGTATCGGGAAGACGGGTGACAAGACAGTTGAACTGAACGTTGAGTACAAAGACATTCCGTTAGATCAGCGCATTCAAATAGAGGCCGATCTAAAGGCCAAAAACAGTGGCCGCGCCCCTTCATCCGATGAAGTTGTAACGGTGTATGAAAAAAGATTGATGGTCGATGACCAGTATGAACAGATACCTATCAAAGAGAGGGTTTTCATCGAGTATAATCTTCTCGCAAAGAATGGTCGCAAGTCTAGCAAGGATGAAGTGCTTGAAATGTACCAATCATATTTGAAGAATAGGAAATAACCGTGGTTGAAACAATCTCTGATTTCTTACAGCGTCAAGCGAATGAACAGCAACAATCCACGGTGGGCGCGGCGAATATCGTGCTTGGGTCGGTCGAACAGAAGCCGGACGATCTGGCTGGCGATCTCCTGCTGGCGAAGGAATACAACAAGACGACTGGCAACCCTGTTCCGCCTGCGCCTATGGTCAGCGAATATCGGAATGTGTTTCAGGAGGAAATACGGAGACAGAGGGATGCTTCGCTTCTGTCTGGTTCCGTCAATTTATCTAAATGGCTTCTCAATCCTGAAAACGCCACGCTTGCTAAGGATGATTTGCAAGCCTTGTCGTTCTGGGATGGCATACCAGGCGCGTTTGAGCGGTTCGGCTTGAAGCTCCCACAAGCTTATAATCAATGGATGGCGGCGGGTGCGGCTGAACGGGGAGCGGATCAAGCGCGTTCGTTTGGTGAGATTTACGGCGATGAGCGTTCGCGCCTCATGTTTGACTTTGGGCCGCTCGGAAACTCACGCCTGATTGATACGGCTATCGGCCCGATTACGGATGCTGTGGGTGCTGGATCGCGTTTTCTTACGTCCCGTCTTGCTGGCCTTGTCAGCGGCGATCAACAGCAGTCTGCTCAGTATTATCAGCAGCAGGCGGGTATTATAGGCAAGCAAATTGCCTCCATTCCGATTGTCGGCGCTGGTTCGCGCTACCAAGAAGAGTATGCGAAATTCAAGCCATCGGGTGACATCACGGCTGATTTGGGGAATTTCTTCTCTGGCATTGCGAAAGACCCTGAAGGTTTTGCGTCATTTGCGGCACAGGTTGTTGCTGAAAGTCTTCCGACGATGGCAACGGCTCTTGGTGTTACGGCGGTAACGCGAAGCCCTGCTGCGGGCGCTGCGGTGAGTGGTGGTCTGTCCTATACTGCTGAAGCAGGTTCGGCCACAGTCGATTTCTTCAAGGAAAAGGGGCTGGACATCTCCACGCCTGAAGGCGCGGCACAGGCTATTCAAACGCCTGGCTTGATGCGTGAGGCAGTGGACAAGGGTTTTGCGCGTGGGCTTCCTATTGCTTTGATGGATGGACTGTCGCTCGGAATGGCAGGCCAGGCGCTCGCTAAAAATCCATTGGCGAACGTGATGTTGCAATCCGTGATGCAAGCCGCCTTCGGCTCTGCGGGTGAGGCTGCGGGGCAGGTGGCATCTGGCCAGCAATTGAATATTGCAGATATTGCTCTGGAAGGACTTCTTGAATTTTCAACCGCTCCTATCGAGGTTGGTGGCGTTGGCTTGACAAAGTTCCGTGAGAACAGGGCGAAGGCGCAGGATGCCGAAGCCCGCGTTTCGCTGTTTAAAGAATTGTCAGGGCAGTCTGTTAATTCAGCTTTGCGCAACCGGATGCCTGATCGGTTCCGCGACTTCGTGGAACGCGCAACGGAAAACGGGCCGGTCGAAAACCTGTTCATCCCTGCGCAGGATTTCATATCGTATTTTCAGGGCATTGGAGAAGACCCTTATAAGATTGTCGATATGCTTGAAGGCGTAACCAGAGAAGACCTTGAGCTTGCGAAGGCTGGTGATGTTGACCTGCAAATACCAACAGCGACTTATGCGGCAAAACTTGCTGGATCAGAGCATGATGCGTTCTTCATGGAGAACATGAAATTTGATCCGCAAGAAATGACGGCGCGGCAAGCGAGGGATTTTAACGAGATAAAAGAAGACGCACTGCAAGAGGCGTTCGATCAAGCCGAGCAAGAGCGTCTTGAGGCCGAACAATGGCGCTCATACGAAGAAGATATTTACGACACGATTGTGTCCCGCGCTCGGCAAGCTGGACGATCAACTGATGAGGCCACTGCTGCGGCTGCTTTGTATGTCGCCAATTACCGGACGGCTGCGGCTGATGATGACATGACGCTCGAAGAATACATGCGCGCGTATCCTCTGCCTGAAATCGCGGGTGCAATTCCTGAAGGCATGAAGTTGAAGGACGTGGACAGTTTCACGCGGACGCTGGCTGAGGCAAGACGGCGAAAATCTGCGCCTGTGCGCAAATCAAGCATACTGGAGTTCATTTCCGATTACGGCGGCGTGAACGATCCAGGCGGTGACATTCGCTCCATTCTGGACGGGAAAGAGATTAAGCGTGGGCGCGGAAAGAAAACGCTCAGGATCGTGCGTGAAGCTGATAGTGCACAAGGTTCGATGCTTGGCAGAGACGATGCCGGTAAACGGTTCGGCGTGGATGACATTGCACAGGCCGCGATTGAAGCGGGACTTATGGCTGATGATCCAATTGTGCAGGAATACCAGAACGCAATGCGTGAAGGCCGCGAAGTGCCAGACATCACGCGGGCGCTGCTGAACGCGATTGAGAATGAAGCGCGCGGCGGCGTCACTACAAGCACGATGGATGATCCTGACGCGATTGCGCGTGAAGAATTTTTCGACAAGCTGGAAGCAGAGCTTGATCGGATTGGCGTATCTCTTGACGATGATGATGCAGCGATCCGCGCGGCCTATGAGCGCGATGAAGCCGAGCGCGGGCAGATGTATGGGCAAGTCTCGCCAGATCAGGCGCGCTCGATTGATATGGCGGTCGAAATGCCATCCGATCCGCTGTTTGCTGAGGCTGTAGCGAATACCAAGGGCGCGTCGATCACTGATGACGGCCTGCTGATTGATCTCGTAAGGTATCAGAAGGAAGAACAGGAAGGCGCAACATCGGTTCGGACGGGAGTTTTTTATCTTCCAGTCGGATCGCCAAACGCGAAATATTACAAAGGAAAAGGATCTCTCGGCGGCGCATACGGCGGGGCTGTTGAGGCGCGCGGCGAAACCATTCTGAAGCGGCCTTTGTTCGTAAAAGGAGCTACGGGCGGAAAGGCTCCTGAAGCTGCGTGGGATGCACTTAAGGGCAAGGGTGCAATGAAGAAGCTGGATAAGGAAATATTCAGCGCCATCAATCAAAAGCACATTTTTAAGAATGATCCTGGTGTGTGGTACGAGCTTATATCCCACGTTCTGAATGAGAACGGCGCGGACGGCACGATGGCCGATGAGATTATTGAGAACAGCAGGCAGGGCAATCAACTTCGTTATGCGCTTCAGGAGAATATCATAGCTCATGCGGTGCGCGATGCCGGATATGACAGCGTTGTCGGTTACAGCAAGGGGAAGGTTGGCGCATCAATATCTGAAGTCTTTGACGTGCGGGAAATTGATTATCCGACACCTGGCGAAACGGCAACTCTCCATCCCAATATCCCTCTGCGCGATCCGCGTATTCTGTACCAAGATCAGGGCGGCGCACGCGGCTCCATCGAGATACCGCGCGCGGGTATATTTGAAAACTCTGCTCTGATCCGCGCCTTTCAGTCGGCTAATTTATCCACTGTCTTACATGAAACAGGCCATTTGTTTCTCACGCAGTTGATGGATAGGGCGGAGCGTGGTTCCGTGGCTGCTCAAGAGCGCATGGGCGTTATCAAGGATTGGTGGCGATCTAACGCTGCTGAGGTGGCGAAAGATGCTAATCGTGCCATGCCTGATGCGAAAATCACAAGTGACGATGTGAACGCATGGCTGGACAATGGCACAACGGGCGACGTTATTAAGGACGGCGCTATTCAGATCGGAACGCAAGAGCAGACTGCGCGCGGGTTTGAAGCGTATCTGATGGAAGGCAAAGCGCCGACTGTTGAACTGCGCGGCACGTTCGAGAAATTCCGCGCTTGGCTGATCGGCATTTACAAGCGGATCAATGGCCTTGGCGTGAATGTCAGCCCTGAGATGAAGCGCGTTTTTGACCGGATGCTTGCGACGGATGAAGAAATCGACAAGGCCAAATCTGATATGTCCGACAGCGGGCCTGTATTTGCGACCGCTGAGGAAATGGGGCTGACACCTGATGAATATGCGTCGTTCCTGAAGCTGCGTGAAAAGGGAGAGGGTGAAGCCAAGTCTCGCTTGCTGCGTGAAATCATGGCCCCGCTGCGGCGTGAGCAGGAAAAGTGGTTTAAGGACGAACGCGCGTCTGTTCGGTCGCGTGTTGAGCGCGAAATCAACGCGATGAAAATGTATCGTGCGTTTGAATGGATGGGCAATCGTCGGTGGCTTGGTGAAGGCCAGCCGTCCGACATGCCGGATATGCGCTTGTCAAAATCCGTTCTGGTGGATCGCTACGGCGAGGGCATTCTGACAACGCTTCCGCGCGGCAAATATACGATCTATTCCGTCGATGGTGGTCTTGATCCTGACGATGCTGCTGGCTGGTTCGGGTTCAATTCCGGTGATGAAATGATCCAGGCGCTTGAGAAAACACCGCCGCGCCGTGAAGCCATCGAAGCCGAAACCGATAAGGAAATGCGGTTGCTGCATGGCGATGCGCTCAATGACGGGTTTATTGAGCGGGAAGCCTTGGACGCGCTGCACAATGACAGGCGCGGGCAATGGATGGCGGCGGAGTTGAAGGCTGTTGCTGAAGTCGCTGGAACCGAAAGAACGCTGACCGCTAAGGAAGCCCGTGCGATTGCCCGTCAAACGATTGCTCGCATGAAGGTGCGCGATGCCATGAAGGCAGAGCGGTTCCTTGCTGCTGAACGGAAAGCTGCGGCTGATGCGGCGCGGTTCTCTGGCATTCTGGCGCGTGATGGCGTGTGGATGAACAATGCCCGTCGCCGGATCGCAACAAAGGCCAGAGCGGCCATGCGTGGCGAGGGAACGGCTGAGGCGGTTGTGGGTCAGGTTGAGCAAGCGAACAGCTCCACCGGAAACTATAACGAGACTGTGGCGAAGCTGCTGGATGCAAAGCGCCGTCAACTGCTGAACCATTCGCTTTACATGGAAAGCCGGATTGTCGCGGGTGAGGTTGAGGCGGCTGAAAATTATGTCGCCAAGCTGAACAAAAAAACGACACGCGAGGCTATCGGCGGGGCAGGGCGGCGCGACAATGCGCAGATTGATTATCTGGCCGCGATTGATGAGGTCTTGGATCAATACGACTTCCGGCGCACGAGTGGCCGCGCGGATGAACGCAGGGGTTCTCTGGCGGCTTATATCGAGGCGATGAAGGCTGCGGGCCGTGAAAGCGAACTTGCCATCCCTGAAACCCTCCTGAGTGATGTTTCACGCCGTCCATATAAAACGCTTCCGGTTGAGGAATTGCGCGGCGTGATTGATGGATTGAAGAACCTTGAGCACACTGCGCGGCGGTGGGACAAACTGATTGACCGGGAAAAGCAGCGTGAACTTGACGCTACGGTCGAGGGTGTTGTCTCGTCGTTTGAGGAAAATCTTAAGCGCCGTCCTCCTGGTCGCGTGAACAGCACAAGCGAACGGCTGCGGGTTGCCGGTCGTCAATTCCTCGATCTGGTTTTGAACGCTTCCACGATCTTGCGCGAGATTGATGGGTTCAAGGACTTTGGCGCGACTTATCAGGCTATCAAGGCTCCGATTGATGAAGCCATGAACCGCCTGACTGAGCGACGGAAGCAAGCGGCGGTTGATCTTGAAAAGCTGTACGACGTGTATTCCAAAAAGGAACGCAAACGCATGGCTGTGCGCGAGTTTATTCCTGCTCTTGGAATGTCTCTGTCAAAGTGGGAGAGGATTGCCGTTGCGCTGAATACCGGCAACCAGGGCAATTATGATCGGCTGGTCAATCCGAATGCGCCTCAACCGTTCAACGCGCAACAGGTTGCGGCCATCGTGTCCACGCTTGACGCGCGGGATGCTGACTTTGTGCAGTCGGTCTGGGATTATATCGGCTCGTTCCGTGAGGACATTGCCGCGCGGGAACGTCGCAAGACAGGTGTTGAACCGAAGTGGGTTGAAGCGCGTCCGGTGGACATTGGCGGCAAGACGCTCAAGGGCGGCTATTATCCGTTGAAATATGATCCTCGATTGTCCTCTGTGACTGATGCGTTCCAGCAGCTTGAGGAAGTCCAGTCAATTCAGTCCGGCATGTTTGCCAAAGCACAGACGCGAAACGGTCATCTGAAATCACGCGCGGGTAATTCGCAACAGGCGATTGAATTGGATATGTCGGTGCTGCATCGCCACGTCAATCAGGTTGTTTACGATCTGGAATTGAGCGAGGCGGTGTCTAATAGCTGGCGGGTTCTTCAGGATCGCCGCGTAGATGCGATGTTTAAGGATTACGGGAAAACCGCCGACAAGCAGGCGCTCGAAACATGGCTGCTCGATGTCGGGACGGGTGAGATGCGTTCGGGCGATCTGATCGGACGCGGCGCACGCACGCTGAAATCCAATTTTACCGCGGCGAAACTGGCGTTCAACCTCTCAACGGTGATTATCCAGCCTACAGGTTTGGCGCAAACAATGGTGATCGTGGGCAAGCGCGACTTTATGGCTGGCGTTGTTTCGGCGCTCAATCCGACTGCGGTGCGCGATGTGGCGCTGAAGTCATCGTTCATGGCTGATCGTGAAACCACGTTCAACAAGGACATATACGACTTTTACAATGATCCGAAACTTGGGCCGGTTGCGTCCACGTGGGGCGACATCAAGCAGAATATCATTGGGCCGGTATCGTTCTGGCTGATGACAAAGGTGCAGTATTATGTCGTGGATGTGCCGACATGGTATGCGGGTTATCATCAAGGCTTGCGGAAGTTCGGCAATGATGAAGCCAAAGCGATTTCGTATGCTGATGATATTGTAAAACGCGCTCAAGCGTCTGGTTTGTTTGCTGACCGCTCTGCAATCGAACGTGGATCGCTCACGCGAAACAGCCGTCAGAATGATGTGGTGCGTTTGTTCACCACGCTCGGCTCCTACATGTTCGCAAAATTCAATGTTGCCTATGAACGCTCGGCGGTTGCTGGCCGCGTCATTCGTGATGAAGGTGTGTCGGCGCGTTCATTCCGTGAGGCATTATCATGGACGATTGACATGGCTTTCCTGTTCACGCTGGAAGCCGTGATCATGGCTGCGATTAAAGGCCGGTTGCCAGACGAAGAAGATGACGAGGACGACACTTGGGGTAAGTTTTTGGCAAAAGAAACGGCGGCTTCCGTTCTGGGTACGATCCCGTTTGTGCGTGACGTTGCATCGACTGCGGGCGGGTTCGAGGGGGGCGGCGCGTATGGCGCGATCACCAAGGAATTTGCAGCGCCGTTCGTCCAGGCATCGCAAGGTGAAGTTGATAAGGCGTTCGTGCGCTCGATCATCAATGCGACTGGCCTTGCGTCCGGCCTCCCTGCCACGCAGATCAACAGGATTGTGGATGCTGGATGGCGGCAGGCTGAAGGTGAGGATGTATCACCGGCTGAATATCTTCTTGGGAAATCGAAAAAATAGGCTGCGGTTTATGCCGTAACCGTCCGTGACGTATTCATTGAATATCGAATTATTGAAAGTGACAACACATGACTGTACCAAGCGAAGTTAACCGATCCGGCCCGTATCTCGGCAATGGCGTCACCACTGTTTTTGATTACGGCTTCCGCATTTTAAATCAGGCGCATTTGCGTGTGGTTCAAGCGTTGTCCGATGGCACTGAAACAGACTTGGTTCTGAGTTCTGATTATACCGTCTACGGCGTCGGGGAAGACGGCGGCGGTTCAATTACGCTAACGTCTCCCTTGGCTTCTGGACGTAGCCTAACGATCATCCGCAAAATGCCGTTTACTCAAAACATCGACCTTGAAAATCAGGGCGCGTATTTTGCTGAGACGGTGGAAGAGGGGCTTGATTTTGCCGTGATGCGGGATCAACAGATCAAAGAGGAACTTGATCGCGCTATCAAAGTCCCAGTAAGTGAGGATGGTGCCAGCGGTGAACTAGCTGCTGAATTAGCGGCTAATATCACACGGCTTGCACAAAGCGCCGATGAAATTGACACGGTTGCCTCGATTAACGGCGACGTAACTACTGTGGCGGGCATTGCCGGTGATGTGGCCTTGTTGGCTGATGTGTCTGGCGTTTTGTCTGGAACTGCTTCGGCTGTTAGGCAAGACGAAAAGATGTTCACTGGCGATGGAACGACAACCGTTTGGACGCTCGACCGCGCTCCTGGTGTTGCTGAAAACGTCCTTGTCTGGATCGGCGGAGCAATTCAGGACACAGCCGATTACTCGATCGCTGGAAATGCGTTGACTATTAGCCCGCCTGTTGGTCTTGGTGTTGAAATTCGCACGCTCGTCATGACGCTAGTAACCGCCACTGATCTTGAGCAGATGCTTGACGACGCAACTCAGCTTGCAACGCCAGGAGATGCTACTGTCAGCCGTCCTAAACTGACTTCTCAATTAAGCTCTGTCGTTCCTCGCAGCATTCTGGAATTTGGAGCAGTTGGCGATGGTGTGACAAACGATACAACGGCGGTCACTGCTGCCCTTGCGTCAGGTTTTGTTATTGATGGTGCAGGCAGAACTTATCTAGTGAATTCCAAGCCTGACAGTTTCCGTAATATCCGTAATGCTGAATTTAAAGTTGGATATGTCCGGTATCCAACAAAAGACTTCCTCCGTTGGTCAATCGCAAAGATCACCAACACATTACAATACAACGCATGGCCGCAAGACAGTTGCTATAAAGTAGATGACCAGTTGCGTGTCTGGACAAATGAAAAGCAGTCACATGCAGATGGAACTGGCCGCGTCGTGTTGCAAATCTGTGATGACAATGGCACAAGCTGGCCTATCTCGGAATACCTGGATGAGAGGGCCGGAGGCGTAACCGTCTGGTCTGCCACATTCTTGAAGTCCAGCAGAACAGAATGCGTTATCCCGCGCGTACCAGCAGGGCTAACTGACATTGACCCGTACACTTACCAGCTACGTTACCGAACTATCGGGACTGCTGGAACACAAGACTATAACGGGCCGTTCACGATTAAAAACATTACCTTTCCCGTACCTACGGGTTTCTCGGGACAGCCTATTATGGTGCATTCGGCTTGTGAAGGCCACGATGGGTCGCTTGTTCTCGGCGCATCCTACGCTGAGGGTGCAGCAATCATGCGCACCCCGGATTTAGGCGATACTTGGACGTATCTAATTCTTGGTGCAAGCACCACGTTTGAGGAACCTACAGTTCGTTACATTCCGTCACTTGATTTGTATACCGGCTTCATCCGAAATGGAGGTACAGGACAACCGCGTCAATGGCGCTCAACTGATCGGCTTGCAACTGTTGGATACTACACCGCCCCGAGCGATTACTTTAACGGAGGTAATATGTCTGATGCTTGTGTGCCATTCGATGTTGACGACGAAGACGTCATACACGCTTTCGTTGGTTATCGGAATGGTGTTGTTGAAGGTCATGGAACAGACGAGCGGGCAAGTTGTTTTTATCTATCTGGGCCTGCTGTCACGACAGACTGGTGGAAAGCACCAACCACTAAGGTTCGCCATATCGGGATGTTCCCTCGACGTGAGCCGGGCGGGGCATCGGCGTTGTCACAAGGTTCCGTCATTTGCGATGGCAAGAGAGTGCATTTCTTTCAAGGTTTTGAACAGCGTACTGGTACATTTGGTGGGTACGGCGTGGGAAACCGTGTGTCTGATATTATGCAGATCACTATCCACCGCGAAGATTATGGCGGGCTGTACGATACGCGCACCGATTTAATGGACGACCGATCTAATAAGTCACCGTTCCGCAAGATCGCGGGTCTAGACGCTTTCACTATTCCAACGATTGACACAGGAGGACGCTCCCCGCCCATTTTCAGCGGACGCGTGAACCACCAGAGATATAACAGCGCCATTTTGATTTCCGGTGGCGTTCTCACGTTGCCTGGCCGTTTCGGTTACTATTTCGTGGATACGGAGGCCGCTGCATCGCTGGATGATGTAGATAGCATTGTGACACCGGACATGCGCGATGGCGACGAATTTACGCTGCTGATCGCCACAGGCTCCCGCGCAGTTAATTACAAGGCTGCCGCCCTTGGTGCTGGTTCAGATATTCTCATGAACCACGCTTCGGATATTTTGACACTGATTGTGACAAACTCCACAGCTATAAGAGTGAAGTCGTTTTCAAAAGGTCAGATACGTTGGATTGTTGGGGCAGGCTCGCCGGAGGGCGTTATCACAGCCCCTATCGGTTCGCTGTACACTCGCACTAACGGGGGCGCTGGAACAACATTTTACGTCAAAGAGAGCGGCACGGGAAATACCGGCTGGACTGCAAAATAATTTATAGGACTTATTAAATGACATCTTCAATATCAGAAACAATGATTGGAGGGTTAACCTCCAAACTTACCACGATGCAAACAGCTATTGACGGGAAACCGTCAACGGCTGACGTGGCTGCGGCGGTTGCTGCTGTGGTGACAGGCTTGGACGTTGGTGATTACGCTTGGAGCGCACGGGCTGCGAAAACCAAGTGGCTGCTATGCGATGGCGCTGCTTACTCGCGCACGACATATGCGGCGCTGTTTGCCGTTCTGGGTACGCGGTACGGGGCGGGGGATGGCTCCACCACGTTCAACGTTCCAAAGTCAGGCGGTCGCACACTTGTTGCCGCTGGAACGGGAACAGACGCGGAGGCATTTGCCGCCGCTTCGGTGAACGCGACAACGGACGTTATCACTGTTGCATCGAACGTGGATAAGTGGATCACCGGCAAGAAGGTCAGGGCGACTACCACAACCACACTTCCTGGTGGTCTGGCGATCAACACGGATTATTTTGTAATGCGCTTGACTGCAACGACGATCCAGCTTGCGTCATCGCTTGCCAACGCCATTGCTGGAACGGCCATCAACATCACGAGTGCAGGAACCGGAACGCACACGATCACGCACACACTGGTTGCACGGGCGCTAGGCGAGCAGGGCGGCGAGGAAACTCACAGCCTGACCACGACGGAAATTCCGGCGCATACACATAATTATACGACGCTCGGCGGCTCTGGCGGTGTTGATTATGCCGTGGCTGGATCGCAGAGCGCGGCTTCTACTGCGGCATCTGCCTCAACGGGCGGCTCAGGCGCTCACAACATCATGCAACCGTACCAGATTGAAAACTTGTTTATCTACGCTGGCGTGTAACATCCGGTTCACTTCGCAACCTTTCGTATGCCACCTTTAATCATCAATAGGGGGCATACATGGGCGTTTATCTTCGCATACTGCTGCGTTATTTGGCGGGTTATCTGGTTCTCAAAGGCATCCTGCCGAAAGAATTAGCAGACTTGATTGCCAACGATCCTGAAGTCTCGGCGGCAATCGGTCTTGCGCTTATGGGTGCGATTGAAATGTGTTGGGCGCTTGCTCGTAAATTCCGGTGGTCACGATGAGCTGGCTGTTAAAATTGCTGACTGGTGGTGTGGTGGAGAAATTCACAGCACCGCTTGAACGCGCTTGGCAAGCCCGCCTGAACGCAGACAACGACACAAAGCGCATTGAGGCAGATAAGGCCATCAAGTCGATTGAGGCGGCGCGTGACATCGCTGTTGCCGAAGCTGCTGACAGGTGGAGCGCAACGCGAATGGGCCGCTGGTTGATCGTCGTTCCTTGGGCGATTTGGTGGGCTTCAATCTATATCGTTTCGATTGTGAACCCGCTGTTTGGTACTGAGTTATCTATTCATGCGGTGCCGCCCGATATTCGAGAGATGGCGCTGATCTTAATTCCGGCGATTGTCATTGCTGATGCGGGGGCATTTATGACGCGGCGGATCACCAAATAACGGGGCAGGGCATGGGGACGACAAAGCAAGACGGTTTAACCGCGTGGCTGAAAATGAACGTTGGGACTGTTATCACGATTGCGAGTGTCATCATTGGCCTGCTGGTCAACCATGTGGCGCAACAATCGTACCTGTTGGCTGAGGTCAATCAGGTAAAGGACAGCCAGAACCAAAAATGGATCGACCACAAGGATCATCATGCGGAACGCGCCCGCCTTCTCGATAGCGAGAATGCACGGCAAAACGAAACGCTTAAATCGCTTCAGGAGAAGACTGAGGCAATCGGGAACCTGCAATACAGGGTCACGACTGCCGAAACTCTAATGAAGGAAATGAACAACAAGGTTGATAAGCTCTCGGAAGATTTCTCGAAAGCTTCGCAATCAATGGGCAATGTCCTTGCGGCAATGACTGAGCAGATCAAGGGCGTGTCAACCCAGATTGAAGCGATGAACCGCAAGGAACTGCGCGAGAGGCGTTAGACTTCCAACCTCCGCAACAGGGGGATCACCAGCCATGCTTCCTAAGGACTTCAGCGGCAATCTTTCGAGCATCCCCGCCTAAGTCCTCAATCTCAGAAAGAGCGCATTGGAAGTCGTCGCAGACCTCAAGTTGGTTCCCCGTTGCAATCGTTACGGGTGCTCCGAATTCGCTTTCTACATGGAATGGATTGCCCTTTATCGCCTTGGCAGGCTGCTCAAAAACAATCGTTGTGTACTTGTTGTCACTCATTCTCCCCCCTCCTGCAACAAAATCACCGCTGCTGCGGCATATACGATCACGCCGTAAAGCTCGTGGATGGCCTTTTCAACATCTTCGTTCTTAGCCATTCGCGTTGCCTCTTGGGCTTTCTTCATCACCTGGAATGTGTGGCCGTTGATTGATCCGTCCTGCATACGCGCAATTTCAAGGATTGGCTGCTGTGTGAACGGTCTTTCGTTAGCGTGGCGCTCGTTGCCTTTGCCTGATGCGGCTTGCTCATATGCTTCATCGAGAACGGCGCGCAGGGGTTCGTAATTGCTCTCGTGCTGGCACTCTCGTTTGATTGCTTCCTTTTGCTCCGGTGTTTGAAGGGAAGACAATCCGATGTCAGGAAAGTCAGGGGTATCTCCATACATGAGGCGGGCTAGTTCGTCTCTCCCGCAATCAAGTTCCTCGATGGCCTCGCGCACAAGGTCTTTTTCAGGCGAGGATCGTCCAGGGTGAAAAAATAACCCGTTTTCGCAAAAATATGATTCTCGTCCACTGTCATCGAATATCCAGTTCCCGCTTCCTAATTTCTGTGCCTTTCTATGAACGACACCGCGCCCATCAACATAACTCTTTCCTTCTTCAATCTTCAGGGCAGTTTCTTCGTCTGCCCACTCGGCCACGATGTCTTTGGGATTGGTTACATTCAGAATGTTACTTATGCTTCCATGTGCAAACGCTTTCCACCACTCCCCACTTTCATAATCGCGGACGTAATGATGACGACCGATAAGGTCTTCTGGAAACCATTTCACGCTGACTTTCCGACCGTCACGCGTGCGGTAACGCTTTGTTTCGTCTAATATTATCGTCATTGAAAAATATCTTTCTCTAAAAATTAAATTATATCGGCATCCTGCCGGTCAATAATCTCTCCGGTTTCGGGATCATGTTCTGGATCGTTGTCCAGTTCAAGCGGCTCATGCTCAATCGTGACGGGTTCTTTCTGCTCTGGCTCAGATGGAACCGCGTTTAATTTTGCAGCCGCTCCGCCGCGCTTTTTAGTGGTCGCTGGCGCGAGTTTATCATTCGCGGCATCCTGTTCCTGCTCAAATCCATAATCCTCGTCTATGCGCTCCACAGCCTGATGAAATGCTGCTCTGTCATTTGATGATGGTAGATATTTGGACAAGCGACGGAACACAGTTTTTCGCGCCATCTCTGACCAATCCGTTGTCCACGGTGTTGATTTGATTTTTCCAGCCTTGAATGCCTTGTATGCGTCCGAGCGGTCGCGGATGCGGTTCACGTCATCAGCGGTCATAACCTCGTGGACAATTCCGCCGTCTTTTAAAACAGCCATAGCATAGACGGCATAAGCCTCACCCCTTGCCTCGCGCATGTTGATCTCATGCTTGATCGGCGCATCAATGTCTGTGGGAGAGTATGAGAATACGTCTGCATCGCGGGCGAATTCAACAACGATAGATTTAATCTCTCCGCTCTGATATGCCAACTTCAGCAATCCGCGCATCATGGGGCGATATTGCACATCGCCGTTATAGTCCACGACAAGAGCAGCTTCGCGGCCATCAAGAATAAGCCCATCGGCTGCGGATTTCGTCAAAGCTGCCAGCAGTGATTGTGGAGATTTCACCCTTTCGATATTCCTCGTCAAGGCGATGGCCGTCTGCGCCGTACGGATAAATCGGTCTGCGGTGATGTGTCCTGGCAGTGCTTTGGCAAACTCAGGCTTCATCTTGCTGACGTGATCGCGCAGGGTGAGCGCGCCTTTTTCGATGGTGGTCACGGCGTTGGTCATTGGTCTGTCCTTAAGATTGTGTCGGCTCGTTGCCGGATGCGTTCGTGTTCACAGATGATGAGGTTGGTGAGAACCTTCTTTGCCTTGGGTCTTCGCTCTGGCGACATGCGATAAAGATATGCTGCCAGCCAGAACCGTTGCGTCTCTTTCTCCAATGCGGTCATGCAGCTTCCTCCTGCGGCGCGTCTGTCAGGCGGTATGCCCAACGCTGGAAGGAAAGCTCTTGCACGTCGTCTGGATATCCAGGCCATACGCCAGTTTTCTCGCACTCGGCATACACAGAGAGGGACTTGCGCATGATCGCGCGGCCTTCATCCACAATGGCGGGCGGCAATTCATAAAGTGCGAACAGGAATGGATCGGTCTTCTCGACCACCAAAAACGCGAAGGCTTCAACAGGCTGACCGGACGCGATGCCGCCGTCTGTGTAAAAGGCTTCCTGCGCGTGGTATCCGTAATTGACCACGCTGCGGGTGAACGCATCGGGGTGCGCGCTGGCTGATGTCTTTACGTCAAGGATCATCGCCAGATCAGGGCGGTAAAGATCATCGCGCTTGCGACAAAGGACTTTCGTTTCGTCGTCAATCCAGTAGGTCGAATGCTCAATCTTAGACTGCTGGCTTTGAATGATCTGGTTCAATCGCGGGTTGGCGTGGATCGTGTCGCGGATGATGAGCATTGCGTCATAGTCGGAAGCGGTCAGCAGCAGCTTCTTTTCCATCTCGGCATAGGCTTGCATGTCCTTCCACTTGTTGCCGCGCCTGTCATCCGGCCCGCGAATAACGCGCTTCTCGAATGTCTCTGGCTCCAATACGGCAATGTGTCCGGCCTCGCCAAACGTGAAGTATGTTTCTTCCTTACGCGGCGCATAGGCGTAATGAGCTGGCGACTTCTCGTGAATAGTCCAAAGGCCAGTTTTCGAGATACCCGCGTCCGCGTGGTAATCCTCGTTTGAAATGTCAGGGTAAATGCCTGGTTGCATGTGCTGCGCTCCGGTGTGCATCCGTTGTGATATTCACAACATAGACCGCACGGAAACGCTCGTCAATAGGCTTGATGTGAAAATCTCACGGAATGATTGCGAGAACCGGGGTTGCCGTAACAAGCGCGGTTTCGGCTGTTTCGTTCGTGGCTGAACATCGGATCAGGGCTTCACCTGTCTTGCGCGCGCGCTCGACCTTGGCGAATACCTGCGATCCGTCCTTTATCCTGCAAATGGATAGCGTACCAATGGCTGCCGGTTCCACACTGTCTGTGTGGCCGAACAAGACAACCGCGTCATCCCAGACAGACAACGCACCAGAAGATGCACGAATTTGTGCAGCTATGACTTTGCCATTGTGACTTTTGATTGCGGCCTGCGCCCTATCAATCACGCTTTGAGGTAGGGGCTTTGGCTCGGAGAGTTTCTTTAGGTATCCGCGTTCATCAATGATGGCGGCAAGCAAGATGCGTGTCGGCTGGCCGTCCAGATCAATCGCAACGCCTGCATGGCTTAGGACTTCACTGACGGATACCCCCAGGAACAACGCAATGCGACTGGCTTCCTCCATCTTCATCTTCCGCTTTCCCGCCAACATCCGAGATGCCGCCGAGGGGTCAATGTCAAGGTGCCGCGCAAGACCGCGCACTGTTTTTTGCTTACTTTCCAGGGTTTGCAGAAACCAGTTCCTATCAATTCCCTCAGCAGTTTCCATTTTCCACCACGCAGTCGGACGAGAACGGGGCGGAACGTTGCACATTTGGCAACAGGGCGCAAGGATGCGCGGTGATTAGGCAGTCAGCAAGGGAAATTGTTAATCGCACGTGTTTGTCAGTCAATGAACTCTTGACGTTGCGCAAATCACATCGTATGGTGTGTTTACCGCATCATCATGCACAGAGCGAGAATATGACACCCTGGCAAAAAGTCCAAGCTAAGTTCGGCCTAAACGCCGCCGCACTGGCGCGGGCGATCAAACGCGACCGCTCGAAGATCAGTCGTCATCTGCGTCACCCTGAAGGGCTGATAAACGGCGAGGATCAAAAGCGCCTGATGGAAGCTGCTGCGGAACTGAACATTGATTTGCAGCCCGTCGATCTGGTTCCTGAAGCGGTGCGGTGATGGGTGCCGATCCGTCTCGCCCTCCCATGACATTTCAGCAGCAAGCCGAATTGCTCGAATACATCTGCAAATCGTGTCGCATGGCATCGGATGGGCAATTCGCAACGCTGACAATTACGCATTTAGACAAACAGCAAATTGAAGATTTACGGGCAACAGCCGCGCGGCTTTACCGCATGGCTCCTTATGAGCGAGAAATTAAAAAATTGGTGACAGGACGATGATAATATTACGCCAAGATCAGGAGAATGTCCGTTCAGATTTGCGCGTTGCGCTGCGGTCGCATTCGTCTGTTCTGGTCTACGCGCCAACCGGATTTGGGAAAACCTGTCTGGCTGCGGCGCTGATTAAGTCGATCTTTGAGGCGAAGAAGCGGGTTATCTTCTGCGTTCATCGCGTTGACTTGATTTTGCAAACGGCCAAAACTTTCGATCAGTTTGGCATCCCGTACTCATACATCGCTGCGGGTCATCACTTCAACCCCTATCATCGCGTCTACATCGCCTCGATTGCCACGCTGCGCAATCGTCTTGGCAAAATCCCTGCTGACTTTGTGATGGTGGACGAAGCGCACCTGTCGGCGGCGAATGGATGGGCCGAAGTTGCGCGGCATTATACCGAGACGGGTGCAAAGCGTATCGGTTTATCTGGGTCGCCTGAGCGATTAGACGGCAAGCCCCTCGGTGACGTGTGGGATCACATGGTCATGGGGCCTTCTGTCCGATGGCTGATCGAGCAAGGGCACTTATCGAAGTATAGGGCATTCTGTCCTGCTGGCGTTGATCTGACAGGCGTTCACACACGCGGCGGTGATTATGTCACCAGCGAGATTGACGATCTCATGTCTGGCCGCGCTGTACTTGCGGGCGCTGTCCGGCATTGGCGGAAGTACGCCAAGGGGAAGCGCACAATCGCTTTCGCTCCATCGGTGAAACGCGCCGAGCAATTGGCCGCCGAGTTTCGCGCGAACGGTGTAATGGCTGTGGCGCTTGATGGCAACACACCGCAATCGGATCGGTATGCAGCATTCATCGGTTTTGCGGATCGTGACATCGAAGTGATCGTCAACTGCGCGCTGTTCTGCGAGGGGTTCGATCTGGCCGCGCAGGTCGGGCGCGACGTGACGATTGAGTGCGTCTTGCAATATTCCCCTACAAAATCACTGGCAAAGCATTTGCAGCAATTGGGGCGCGGACTTCGCAAAAAACCGGAACCCGCGATCCTGCTTGACCTTGTGGGTAATGTTGCCCGCCTCGGTCTGCCGGACGAAGATCGGGAATGGTCGCTGGATGGCAAGGTAAAATCAAAGCGAACCGTTGACTTGATGACATGTCCCCAATGCTTTGCCGCGCACGATCCTGCACCGAAGTGTGAGGCTTGCGGTTATGTCTATCCTAAGAAAGATAAGGACGCGATAGGCGAAGGTCGCGTCATTGACGAAATCGAAGGTGAGCTTGAGGAAGTCGATCAAGAGGCCGTCCGGCTGCATCGCAAGAAAGAGCAGGCTTCTGCCGGAACGCTGGATGATCTGATCGCTTTGGCTCGCGCGCGTAATTACAAGAACCCTGAAAAGTGGGCTGGCTTTGTCTGGTCAAGCAGACAAGCGAAACAGGATCGGCGTTTTGAAGAGCGGGAGAGGTTTGCAAGTGTGCGCTAAAAACCAACTCACGCTGCAAGACGCTCAGCGCCTGTTCGATTACCGCGATGGGAAATTGTACTGGAAACATGTCAGCAGCGGCCAGCGCCGTGACCGAATGGCTGGCGGCATCAAGAAAAGACGTGGACACCAATTGTACCTCATTAAAATTGGCAGCGTGGAGTATCAGGCGCATTACCTGATTTGGAATTTCCACCACGGCATCACGCGGAAGGCGGTGCGTCCTTGCGATGGTGACTTTTTAAACCTGCGCATAGAAAACCTTCATCTTGTTGAGCCGTATGATGGAAATTTTATTAGGGTACAATTAAGGTCGCTGCGAATTTCCTGCCCATGCTGCCAACAGCGCGTCACTTCTCCGACTTTAGAAGTGATTGTTCTGCGTTTTGGGCTGGCTCCGCTGGAAGCCAAGGTCTTATCCGCTGTCTGGTCAGCGAAGGGGTTACCCGTGTCAACCGAAAAGGTTTTCGCGGAAATGTATTCGGATGATCCCGATGGTGGGCCGTCCAATTCAAAAATGTATTCCGCGTTCAAGGTGGCTTTGAGCCGACTGCGCGCGAAAATAAGAGGTTCAGGGGTCAGCATTGAAAATGTTGGCTACGGGCAAGGCTACAGGCTGATATTAGGAGATTAAATTATGGCCATTGATGCGAGAGAAATGATTTTTAAAGAATGTGGAAGAGGGATTTCTGACAAGTACGCACATTATGCAGCGCACGCTTTGTGTGGGTTGTTGTCGGGTAATGATATGTATCAACGGGAGGAAGTGCGTCAATTATTGGTAGATCAAGCGTTTTCCATCGCCCATGAAATGGTTCTGCATGAATTATTTCTTGAGCATCTTGCTTCGCAAAAAGATTTTAAATTATCGGAGATAAAATAATGGCCGGATCATTAAATCGTGTGACGCTGGTAGGGAATTTGGGGCGCGATCCTGAAATTCGTTCGCTGCAAAACGGCGGGAAGGTGGCAACGTTTTCCGTCGCTACGTCCGAAACGTGGAAAGACAAAGCCTCTGGGGAGAAAAGGGAAAAGACCGACTGGCACAACGTTGTCGTCTGGAATGAAGGACTTGTCGGCATCGTCGAGAAGTACGTCAAGAAGGGAACGAAGTTGCTGGTTGAAGGCAAGCTCGAAACCCGCAAATGGGAAAAGGACGGCGTAGAGCGGTATTCAACCGAGGTCGTGTTAACAGGTTTCGGCGGGCAGATTTTGTTGCTCGGTGAAAGCGGTGGGGCAGGTCGGGCGGGCGCTCCATCGGAAGCGGACAAGCCTGCAACAGCGCTGTCCGGTGCGATTGATGATGACATTCCATTTTAAGGTCGCACTATGATTTTATCCGCACAAACGATTAGACGATTATGCATTGGCCGTGATGCGGCTCCACCGAAAAATCAGATGATCTCACCCTTTTCCGAGCGCAGCAAATCGAACGGCATGTCCTACGGTCTAAGCAGCGCGGGCTATGATGTCCGCATTGCTGAAACAGTCTGGATCATGCCGAAAACGTTCTGCCTCGCATCCACGATGGAGTATTTCAATATTCCAGCGAACATCATGTATCAGGTCGTGGACAAATCGTCATGGGCGCGTCGAGGCTTGAGCGCATTCAACACGGTCGCTGAACCTGGATGGCGCGGCTACCTGACGCTTGAGTTGTTCAATGCGTCATGGCTTCCGAAGCGCATCAAGGCGGGCACCCCTATAGCCCAGATCGTGTTTCAATTTCTGGATCAGGCAAGCGCGCAACCTTATGCGGGCAAGTATCAGGATCAGGAAGCAGGCGCACAAGCGGCGAGGTTCGAAAAATGACAGACACGCGCGACCGATTAACCGAGGGCGACATCATGCGGCTGCTGCAAATCAAGGCTTCAGCCTTGGGTGCTCGGCTGTTCCGGCAAAATACAGGGCTTGCATGGGTCGGCAAGGTCGTTCGGTTCGCGCGTGAACAATCGGTCAAGGTGTCGCCTGGTGACATCGTGATACGAAACGCGCGCCCATTTCATGCAGGCTTTGAGGGTATGTCTGATTTGGGCGGGTGGGTGCCTGTGGAAATCACGCCTGATATGGTGGGGCAAAAGATCGCGCTCTATGCACAGGTCGAAGTGAAGAAAAATACACGCGCCACGGCGGCACAAAAGGCGTGGATACAAGCGGTTAACATGGCGGGTGGCCGCGCTGGCGTGGCGCATGATGATGCTGAATTAGCAGCCATACTCGCGGGCGAAACAGTCGGATAAATTTCGTCGCCCCTCTTGCTTTATAGTACAGCTTGTGTTGTGATTATCGCAACAATTCTATCAGGGGCGAAACATGGCAACCGACATCGAAAGATTGCGGAACGAAACATCACTTTCTCAAATCGCCTCACAGTATGGCGTTAAGCTCTCGAAGAACGGCCACGAATACGATGCGTGTTGCCCGTTTCATTCTGAGAACACGGCGTCTTTTACGATCTTTCGCGGCAATGATGGCGTAGAGCGATTTCATTGTTTTGGCTGCGGAGAGCGTGGCGATGTCGTGGATTTTGTTCAGAGGATCAAGGGCGTGAATACGCGCGAAGCAATCTCAATCCTTGGCGGTCGCCCTGCTGGCGAGAACGTCAAGCCGTGCCAAGTCGAAGTGCGAGACATATACGCGGGCATCGAGCCGTATGAGCCGCCTGAAATGCCCGCTGGCCAGAGGCTCCGAATTTATAATCCAAAACGTGTCGGCACTGAGATGGAATGGGGCGGGTTCATCCCGTCGCTGATCCACCCCTATCGCCGCAAAGATGGCCGCGTGTCCGGCTATGTGCTGCGGCATGATCTGCGTGATGGTGGCAAGGAAACACCTATGGTTATGTGGGTGCAACTGCCGAACGGCGAACAGTGCTGGTGCAGGTTTCCGTTTCCAAGGCCGCGCCCGTTGTATGGGCTGGATCGAATTGCTGACGCGAGACAGGTGATCGTCGTTGAGGGTGAGAAGTGCTGCGATGCGATGATTGAACGCACTGGCCTTACGGTTGTGTCGTGGGTCGGCGGAACGCAGGGCGTAAAGCACACGAACTGGAAGCCGCTGGCCGGAAAGAATGTCGATCACCT